ACGGCGACGTGGTCGCGTTCACCCCCAACACCCAGCCCGCACCGCAGCCGGCACCCGACCCGGCCGAAGACGCCGACGAGACGTTCGCCCGTCAGCTGCACGCCTGGTTCGACACCCACCCGCGGGCCGCCAAACAGGTCCGGATAGCCGCCGAGGCTTGGCTGGTGGCGAAGCACCTGTGAGCGACACCGAACCGGTCGAGCTCCGTCTGGACCAACTCCTGGTGCTTCGCAACGTGACCGCCGGCCTCGACTGGGCCGTGATCGGCCTGCACGTCGCCCGGCTCAGGAAGACGAACCTGCCAGTCGACCCGCCGATCCGCGTCTACCCCGAAAGCGACAGCGGCTTCTACCGCATTGCCGACGGGCGCCACCGGTTCGTCGCATCACTGATCAGCGGACGCGACACCGTCCTGGCCCTCATCGAGGACAAGGCGGTGTGATGGCCGAACAGCCCATCGGCCCGATCCTCGACGGGCTCGGCGTCACCGTCGACCTCGACGAGGGAGACCTGATCGAGTCCGCCGTCGTACTCCTCAAGACCGTCGACTCATCCGGTGGCGTCGGCGTGGTCATCGCCGACAGCGCCGGCATGGACTGGCTCGGACAGTTAGCGCTGGTCACCGCGGCGAAAAGCATCGTCGACGACCACAGGTTCGACTGCCGGGGCGACGAGTGACCGGACCCCGGCCATAACCGGGTTCCTCCTGCTCGCCTCCCTGCTCGTCGTGTCCGCCGCCGCGGCCTGCCTGCAACTCGGCCACCTCGACAACCGGCTCGGAGGCGACATGCTCCTCGACCCGCGAAGCAACCTCGCCGCCCGCATCCGGCGGTGGCTCGGACTCGACGACATAACCCGCACCCTCCGACGAATCGAGGACACCATGGCCAACGAAATGATCGACCTGCTGCAGGGCCTCGCCGCCCAAACCAGCGACCTCACCGCCACCCAGCAGGCCGCCTTCACCAACATCCACAACGGGCAGCAGCGCCTCGAGCAGCAGATCGGCGACCTCAAGCAGCAGCTCACCGACGCCCTCAACAACGGCGGCAAGGTGACTCCGGAGATGCAGGCCGCGGCCACGCAGATCTCCGAGGCCCTCGCCGACCTGAAGAAGGCCGCCACCGTCGCGAGCAGCGACTTCGACGAGCCGGCCGACGACGACAATGGCGACCACGGCGGCGACGTGCCCCCAGCCGACGGCGGGGACACCCCCGTCGACAACGGCGGGGACGTGCCCGTCGAGCAGCCCGACGAGCCGGTCGCCAAGGTGCGACGCTGACCTGAGACGTGGGGGTCGCCAGTTCGAGCCTGGCGGCTCCCGCCTGTACGCACAGTTACTCAGGTTCGCACTGCGAAGATCAAAGTACAGGGATTCGCGGGCCGACACACCGCTCCAGCCCTGCATCCGGCGAATCCGGCTACAACGCGTGACCCGTGGGGACAGGTGAACATGCCCGCATCCCGCGCCAAACGCGCCGACACCGCCCAGCGGCGACGCAAGGCCATCGACATGCGCATGGCCGGCGCCAGCTACCAGCAGATCGCCGACGAACTCGGTTACAACTCCCGCGGTGCTGCCTGCCAGGACGTCACCCGGGCCCTCGAGACCGCCGTCGTAGAGCAGGCCCGCTCAGTCGAGGCGTACCGCGAAGAAGAACTCCAGCGCCTCGACGTCCTCCTCGCCGAAGCATGGGCGGTTCTCAAGCGGCAGCACATCACCGTCTCGCACGGCCGGACCATCTATGACGACCGGACCGGCGAGCCGCTACTCGACGACGGCCCGGTCCTCACGGCGATCGACCGCATCCTCAAGATTCAGGAGCGCCGGGCTAAGTTCCTGGGCCTCGACGCACCCCAGCGACACGAGGTGGTGTCCGTGGATGCCCTCGATGCTGAGATCCAGAAGCTTCACGCCGAGCTTGGCCGAGGTGAAGCTGGCCAAGCTGCTGGAACTGAAGAGACTCAAGGAGCTTAAGGCCGAGCGGGACCGGCTCGAGCGGGCGAACCGGCCCCGCCGCTGGGCATCCCCGCTGGATATGGCTCAGCAGCTCGACAAGACGATCGTCCGCACTCCGGCGCTGAACCTGATCAACGATCAGCTCGTGCGAGTTGCGCACGGGGAGATCGATCGTCTGATGGTGTCGATGCCTCCACAGGAGGCGAAGTCGACAACGGTGTCGCGCTGGTACCCGGAGTGGCTATTGTCGCAGGTCGATCCGTCGATGCGCATCATCATGATCTCGTATTCGGATGAGATCGCTCGGCGGTGGGGCGCGGACGTCAAGCGCGACTTCGAGACCTTTAACGGTGACGAGAACACGGTCGATCTCGGTGTTGTGCTGAGGTCGGACTCGAGGGCTGCCGGCCGGTGGCAGATCGAGGGCCACCGCGGCGGGATGCTGTGTGCGGGCGTGGCGGGTAGCGTCACCGGCCGGCCCGCAGAACTGATCATCATCGATGACCCGCTGAAGGACCTCGAGCAGGCGCAGTCCCCGATTTACCGGGAGCGATTCGTTCGTTTCTGGCAGGCGGTGGCGGTTCCACGGCTCGGCCCGGGCGCCCGTGTGGTGCTGGTACAGACACGCTGGCATGAACAGGACGCCGCCGGCTGGCTCCTGCAGAGCGAAGGCCGCAAAGAAGACGGCGGACGCTGGACGGTCGTCAACATCCCCGCCCAATGCGAGGACGAGGAGACCGACCCGCTCGGCCGCCAGCAAGGCGAGTACATGGTCTCAGCGCGGGGTGATCGAGACTGGGAGGGCATCAAGCGATCGGTCGGCGCCTATGTCTGGGCGAGCTTGTACATGGGCAGGCCCGCTCCGGCAGAGGGCGGCCTGTTCAAGCGCCTCTGGTGGCGGTACTGGTCGCAGGCCCCGTCTGACCCGCAAGGCGAGCGTCTCGACCTGGCGGGCCGGATATGGCCGTTGACCGAATGCTGGCGGTTCATCACCGGCGACCTGGCCGCGTCGACCCGCACCTCCGCCGACTGGACGGTCGCGGCGGCGTGGGCGATGACGCTGGACGGCGACCTGGTCCTGTTGGACCGGGTCCGGGCCAAGGTCGGCGAGGCCAACCACTTCGACCTGTTCCGGCCGCTGGCCGACCGGTGGCGGGTCGACACCGCTTTCGTCGAGAAGTCGTTCATATCCTCGACGCTGGCGATCGACGCCACCCACAACGGGCTACACATCACCCCGATCGCGGCGGAGGGCGACAAGTTTTCCCGCGCCCTGCCCGCATCAGCTCGGGTGTCCGCCGGCCGGGTGTGGCTGCCGGCGGGTGCTACGTGGCTCAACGAGTGGGTCGACGAGCACTCCGCGTTTCCGAACGCCTCCCACGACGACCAGGTAGACACCCTGTCGTACGCGGTGCGGGTCGCCGTGACGAAATGGATGCCACCCCCGCTCGCTCCGAGACCTGCGCCGCGGGTGGAGAACGTCGACCCGATGTGGCGGCCTTCGAACGTGAACTACACCGACCTCGAACTGTGACCGGGCTGCGAGGTGGCGATGTCCGCCCCTACCCGGCTCCTCGGCGCCGCTGACCCGTTCGCGTACTCGTCGTCGCTGATGTGGGACACCCTCGAGCACGTCCCGGACCTGCAGCCCGGCCCGTTCGCGGCGCTGGCGTTCGCGAAGATGCGCCGCGAGCCCCGCCTGGCCGCGATCCTGGCCGGCTACACGCTGCAGATCCGGCGTGCTTCCTGGCAGCTTGATCCGGCGGGGTGTCGTGACGAGGTTGTGCAACTGGTCGCCGACGACCTGGGCCTGCCCATCAAGGGCAACGACAAGCCGGGCCCGGCGCGCACCAAGGGCGTCTCCTGGAACGACCACCTTCGGTCGGCGCTGATGATGTTGCCGTACGGGCACATGGACCACGAACTGTTGGCCGAGGTCGACGACTCCGGCAAGGCCCGGCTGGTCGCGTTGGCGGAGCGGATGCCGCACACCGTCGAGATGATCCTCACCGACCCGAAGACAGGTGACTTCCTCGGTATCACCCAGCAGGGCAGCGGGAGCGCCACCACCCCGCAGATCCCGGCTGACCGGCTCGCGCACTACGTGCACGACAAGGAAGGCTCGTGGGCGGGAACGTCGTTGTTCCGGTCCTCGTGGGCGCCGTTCTTCCTGAAGACCGAACTCGTCAAGATCCATGCCACGAGTGCGCGACGCTTCGCCATGGGCGTGCCCACCGTCGAGTGGGCACCCGGCTCCGACCCGACCCCCGCCCAGATTCAGCACGCCCAGCAGCTTGCTTCAGCCGCCCGGGCCGGCGAAGAATCCGGCGCGTCCCTGCCGCCAGGCGCCAGCCTCGTCCTACGCGGGCTCAGCGGCTCGGTCGTGGACGCGCTCGCCTTCATAAAGTTCCTCAACTCGGAGATGGCCATCGCAGCCCTCATGCCGCACATGGACCTCGGTACGTCCGAGACCGGCAGCCGCGCCGTGGCATCCGAGTTCGTCGACAACTGGATGCTCGCACTCGGCGCTATCGCCGACGAGATCGCCGACGTCGCCACCCGGCAGATCGCAGCGCGCATCGTCGGCTGGAATTACACCGACGAACCTGTGCCACGCGTCGTCGCCTCCGGGATCGGTGCCGAACGTGAGGTCACTGCCGAGTCGCTGAACCTGCTGCTCAGCTCGGGCGGTCTTGCTGCGGACCCGGCGCTGGAGGCGTGGGTTCGCCGCGAGTACCGGCTACCCGAACGTGACCCGGAATCGCCGTTCGAGGTGAAGGCCCCCAAGGGGCAGATGATGACGGTGCCCGGAACTGGCGGGGACGGCGCTCCGACCGGGCCGGCGCAGCCGGTACCGGTCACCCCGGCACAGCCCGCTGCGGCGAAGAAGGTAGCCGCGGCAGGGCAGCCCCGGGCGCGCGGCAGGCGGTCGGCGAACCAGCCCACCCTGTTCGGCGATGACGATCCCGGCGACGGTGAGCCGGGCGGTGCACCTGTCCGCGCGGCAGCATCTGACCCCCACGCAGCCGTCTTGCAGCAGCAGTGGGAGCAGGCCCGCGACGGCCTGCTGAAGGCGTGGCCGAAGACGGCGCAGCCGCTGGTCGACGAACTCGCCGGGCAGGCTGAGGCGGCGGTGCAGGCGGGCGACCTGGCGCTGCTGGGTGGCCTCGAAGCCTCCGCGGGTGTGGTGTCGGCGCTTTCTGCGCCGCTGGCCGAGTCGGGAACGAAGCTTGCCAGGCAGGCCGCCGCGGGCGTGGTCGCGGAGGCGGCCGACGCGAAGGTCGCCATTACTGCCCCGGCCGATGCGGGGGCGGAGCGGGTACGGCAGACAGCCGACGCGGTCGCGCAGATCATCGCTCACGGCTACGCGTCCGGGGCGGCACGGATCTCCCTGCAGCTGGCAGGTGCCGAACCGGCCGAGGTGAAGGCAGAGGTGGAACGACAGCTCGCCGAGCTCGGCACGTCACAGAACGGGCTCGTCGGCGAGAACGTCGGCAGCCTGCTGTCGGCGGCCCAGTTCGCCGGACGGCTGGCGATGCTCGAGCAGCATCCGGCGAAGTCGTACCGCGCGACCGAAGTCAACGACGCTCATGAATGCGTCAACTGCCGCGAGGTGGACGGACGCGAGTACAAGACGCTGCGGGCCGCACTGACCGATTACGTGGGCGGCGGGCACTACCGCGAATGCCTCGGACGCTCACGCTGCCGCGGCTATCCCCGACCCATCTTCTGATCCAAATCCGGCCTGACCTTGAAAGGAGGCCGAACGTGGACCAG